CTTTTTCAGTTGCAACAAGATATTCTCTTAGCAAATTATCAGGCTCCATTTCATCATAGTTCTTCTGCAGCTTTGCAAAGTCACTGAATCCACGACCTGTTTCTTTTTTGTACTTAAGATACTTTGACACATCTTCAGGTAGAGGTTCTTCCTCTCTCTGTTGATTCAAGTCATCGAAAGATTTAATCTCTCTTCCGTATCTGTCTCCAATATATTTAAGAACTTCTTCTTCTTTTAATTCATTACTTTCAGTATCAGTTTCTGCTACAGGAGTTTCAACTTCAGCTTCTAAATCTACCTTTGGGGTTTCTGTGACTTCAGCTTTACTGTCTACAAATTGCTCTTCGTGTTTGTCAAGCAATTCCTGTTCTACCTGTTGGGTTGATTTTTCCTCAACATCTGTTACTTCTCTTACTTTAATTTCCATTAGATTTTAATTTATTACAAAGTTAAACAAAATTTATTTATCATTTAGACAGCTATCTTGGATTGAACTCTGCTAGGTCAAATCCATCTAAACTATCCTCGTTAGATTCAAAATTCATTGGAGGTAGATTATTCTTTCTCTGATTAATCATCTTAGATTGCTGTGAATTTGCTTGACTTATTCTAGAAGCTTTTGCATCCTCCCTCTGAGTTTCTCTATTTAAAAGACCCTCATTATTCATCTGAGCTAATCTCATATTTAATTCAAACTCTTTATCCATAAGAGTAGATTTAAGCTGTGCCTCGTTCTGCATCTTCTCTATCTCAAATGCTATATCAGCTTGTCTGTATTGAAGCTTAGCCTGAGTCTCCATCTGAAGTTTTTGTTGAGCTACCTGAGCAGCCATTTCCTGAGACTTGAGTTGTTGCTGAGCCTGCATAGCTTGTTGCTGCATAGCCATCTTCTCTTCTCTATCCTGCTTGGATTTTCTTTTAAGTTTTAGAAGTTGGTTAGCAAGCTTAAGATTTTTAATCTCTCTAATATCAATAGCATCCTCTAGGTTTATATCTCCCTTAGATAAAGCCATTTGAATGTTTTGCTCTAGCATCTGCTTCTGCTCTTCATCAGGAGCTAGCTCAAGGAATATGCCGAAATCGTAAATGTATAGCTGACTAATCTCACTAAGTATAGCTACATTATATTTACCTATTTGGTTTATAAACTCTTCCTTGAAATCAGAGTACTCTAAAATATCTGCAACCCTATAGGTCATAGCTTCCGCTAAGCTCTTAGCTATAAACAAACTACCGTTAAGTATATGTCTAGTAGCTACGTTAGAGTTTAAGGCAGCTAGCTTCTGTAAGCCAACTAAAGAGTTAGGGTCAGGTGAGCTACCATCTCTAGCTTCATTTAAACCTGTTACGGTTCGTATCTGATTCAGGTAATGGTTATAATTAGATATAAGCATCTGCGCCTTAGAAGCTCCTGAGCTTGACTGTAATTCTTTTATAGGTATTCTTGCCTGATTAAAGTCTCCATCCTGTGTATAGCTCCTACCGATAACAGAACCTGTTTGAAAATATAAACGTAATGCATCTTCAGGGTTGTAGGCATTGCCTGTTCCAAGGTCTACCTCGTTTAATCCATCGGCATCAATGAATACACCATCCGGCACTACCCTTGATATTACCTGCTGAAGCTTTAGGTGTGTTATCTGAATTAAATCAGCAAAAGGAATCATTCTCCTTACTAAGGACTCGATACTACCTTTATACATTCTTGGAGCAACCGCTACATAATTTGGAATTGCGTGCTGAGTAGCTGACTGTGGTCTAACCATATTCTCCATTAGCTTCCACTGAAGCATAATGTTAGTTCCCATAACCATAACACCCTCGTACCAAACATCAATAGTTTTAGAAACCTTTTCAAAGTTTCCTTCCTCCATCATATCAGCAGGTGGATTAAAGGTATCCTCCTTCCTAATCATACTCACATTACCGTTGTCCTTCACCTTTCTTTTATACACAACCTTTTTAGTTGTCTTATAATTAAAGTATAGTAGTGTTGCGGTGTCTTTATGGAATATACTATTCTGATAGAACTGTGCTGCATTATGATAATCATACCAACTCTGAGAATACTGAGATATCTCTTCTAGGTCCTCATTAGTTAGTGATTGGTCTATCTTGTTAAGCTCTGTGATAGGAACATTCTTAATCTCTCCCCAATAAAAACAATCCTTGAAGTGCGGGTCCTCAGTATAGCTATGAACAATATTAGCAGGGTCAACATAACTTATCTTAACACCATCACCTTCTTGGAACTCGTGCTTAGCTACAGACAATCCTAGAACAGTTAAGTCATAGTCTAGCTGCTTTCTTATATCGTTATACTTATTAGTTTCAAATAACGTATTTATAGCTTCCTCCTCAGCAATCTCTATAGCGGGTTTATAGTTTAGCTGCATATACAGCTTAAGCTCTTCATCCGATTCAGGAAGTTCGTCAGGGTTTGTAGTGAAAGGGTCCACTCCTGTCTTCTGCTGTATCTTTTCTAATAGAGGTTTAGCTACCATCTGACCTTCAATCATCTGCTGAAACTTACTTCTTCTTGACTGAGACACTGCATCCTGTGCGTAGGTGTTTACATCATACATCCTATCCTGCATACCGTTAACAACAATATCCACGAACTTAGGTAGTATAGGAACCGGAGTCCAATCTAAGTTTAGATAAGATAAATCTCCATCAACCGCTATTTCGTTTTTGTACTTTCCGACTGATTGCTCACCTCTTGCATATAATCTGAGTCTATGAAAGTCTCTCCACTGATTAAAGTACCTACAGTTATTCCCATCCTTTCTGAACCATTCATATTGAATCGCTTGACCAATTTGTAAACCAAATTCATCAGTCGCCTTCTCTTTGTCTGAAACAAATTGACTTGGAAAACCGGTAGATGCTATGTCTATCTTTACATTTTTCATCTAATAATTTCGCTTAAATTTCCCTTATTGCTATACCTAGCAAAGTTAATATTTATTTTTGACACTTTTTTCTCAGGTAAATAAAGATGTCTTTGAGTTGCCATTATAGCTAAACCTGAGCTAATAGAGGCATCGTATTTCGTTCTATTTGATATATCAAACTTTGCCCAATCCTCTAGCGTTCTTATAAACACCATATCCCCCATCTCTAGGTCATCTCCCATACCCACCTTCTGCTCTATATAGGACTCAATAGCAGAAGCGTGTGCCTGCTTTACATCCTCGCTAGAGTTAGGTATACCTCCTAGTTCTTTCTCGGTCTTAGATAGCTTTGTGTACTGCTTGTCGGGTCTGTTCATACAGAACCCTCTGTAACCTCTGTTCTTAAAATGATAAAGAAGCCTAGGTTTATTGTTCTCTATAAGTATAGGCATACCATAGAACACACAAGCCATAAGTACATCCTCAAAAAATATCTCAGCTGTCTGAGGTCTTGCTATGTACTCTAAGAAAAATTCATTACTCGGTGCATCATCCATATTAAACATAGTCTTTCCGTGCAGAGCACCGTTGGACCCACCACCGCCTACAACTCCTGATATGTCGTAGCTATCACAACCAAAAGCACCTAAGTGCTCGTTCCCGGGATGCTTGATACCTCTCTTGTCTATTACCCTATTCTGCAGGTTCTTGCTTGGAGTCCAAGATACCCTGAACCTACCTCTGTTGTTAGGACTAAAAATAACCTCAGTATCCTTGATGCCGTTCTTCCAACTTAAGGACCCCCTAGTTACGTGATGCTCCATAATAAGAGAGTCATTGTAATCTATCTGTTGGTATATCTTGGTTAGGTTAAATATAGACTGCTTGCTCTCATCCCTAAATGCGTGAGACTCAGTTCTCGGGAACTGTCTGTAAAATTCATTTAAAGCGTCAGGGTCACTCTTAAGTGAGTCAACCTCTGCCTGCCAATAGTCTATCGCTCCTTGATGTATCATCTCTCCATCTATTCCAAGTATAGGCTTTTCAGGAGTTCTAAACACAGGCATACCGTAAATATCTATAAACCCTTCCATATTCCATTCCATAGGAATAAACAAGGAATATAATCCTGACTTGGTTTGTCCGTTACCATTTCTTTTAAATACATCAGAGTCTTGATATAATTTTTTAAACTGCTCTCCACCTTTATTAAGTGCATTCGATGTAGAACCCATCATACACTTGCCAATAATCTTGCTTCCTAAACGAAGACAGGTTTTTGTTACCCTCCAATTATTGAGGATGTTATTTGGCTTTAACCACTTACCGCTTTCATCGTGAACTAATAGCAAAAGCTTTTCACCATCATAGGAGTTGTCGTCAGTATTCTTCCAATCTATTGTGGTGTCTAAACCGAACAGCTCATCTGCTGTGGTGTCATACATATTCTTTTTGGTAATCTTTGCAGCAGGTATCCTAAAAGCTAATTCAGTTTTAGGCTTATCCATACCATCCATAATAGGTTTAAAAAAGAATGGCAATCTATTATTGATGGGAACTACCTTGTCCGTAAACATCTTCTTTGCATCCGAACCTGTCTTAGATAGTATCCCAACCCTTGCATCTTTCGCAAGTGTTCCTGTGTTAACACACTCCGATGAGCTCATAAAAGAAAACCCGGACCTTCTTATCTTTAAGTAGTCCTGACCAAAACTTCTCTTGTCTGCCTTGCAAGCTTCCCAATGTAACCATAGTATTCTATTAGCTTCCCTGTAGTCAGGATACCCCACATCAATAGATGTCCACTGTAGGTACATATAATGAGAACCTGATATATAGGTTGGCTTACCATCATTCATAAACCATACACCGTACTCTCTTCTCTCGAACTCTTCCTCGATGTAATCAACCCACGTGTCCTTAAACTCTGAAGGCATTTTATTCCATTGAAATATAGACTGTATCTTATCTAATACTTTTGGTATATTAGTTCTCTCCCAATACTGTTCTGATTTTTTGCTGTGTCTTTGAAGACACTTTTTGGGAGTAGGAGGCAAAGCTATTCTTAATCCTGAGATTAATATAACATCTCCTATCTGTCCTGTTTTAGAT